TTCGTGCGATAAAATATCGGTTTCGTTCCGTCCTGAGATATTTGAACTATTGTCTGTTTGATCCAGTTTGCATCTACGCGCTCTACAAGAACGTGAGCGTGTTTCGAGCCGCCGTAAGGCTTTGGAAATGTGCCAGAGGTTTGATTTTCGACTGCACGATAAAAGCCAGTAGGAGTAGTGGTATCATCAATGTTTTGCAAAACAGGCATATTATCTAGTCCGCCTAAGCCATAGTCACCAATTTTTAGGAATTTTTCATCGGCTTGGGTTTTGTCGAGTTTTGCGGTGTCTAAATCGTTAAAAGCCTTAATTATCCTCTCTCTTACTTCTCGCCCCGTGCCGTTTTTGATGTCTATCGCCATTTTAATATCCTTTTACAAAATAATTAAATTCTCGCTCTGCTGCGATCCCGTTCTTGTCTATGATTTTTATCATAAATCCTCCTTTGGTTTGGTTTAATAAAATAGCGTCGTCCCCAGCGATCGCGTTTAATATCGTGATTTGGACTTTGGGAGCCGTGCTAAAAATGGTTTTGTAGGCAATGTTAACCCCGCCGCTTGCTGCACTTTTCGCACTCCCGCTTTCGAATTTGTCGGGCACATCTATTTCATAAGAATATTCGCTAACCGTAGGCGAGCTAAAAATATTTTTGCTACTTAAAACTAGGCGCATTTTAAACGCCTTAGCTAGATAGCTAACGCCGCTTCTAAATGTTTTGTATTCGCTAAAATTCGCGCCGTCGATGCTTAACGCGATTTGCTCTATGGTACTTATGTCTTCGTTTTTAAAGCCGTCGAAATTTATTAAGTCGTCCACGCTAGGCGCGGTATCGAAATCATTTAGGATGTTTAACCCACTGTATTTTAGGTTGGAAGTTATCTTGCAAGACGCTGGCGCGTCAAGGGTGCAAACATTCGCGCTATCGTAAATTCCTCTCGAAGTAAATCCAAAAGGAGCGTCAAACGACGGCGCATTGTCTACGTTTAGCGTATCGTCGAACAGTCCGAGCCCGTCCAATGTCAATTCGCCGCCTGAATTCGCCGTGCCTTTTTTTGCTCCGATCCAAGTTTCATGTTCCACACTCTTAAATATTATATTTTTTTCTAGCGTATTTGCTTCGTCCACAATAAACGTCGTAGGCATCGCACTCATTATTTTAGCCCCGCCGTTAGTCACGTAAAATGCCGCGATCTGATATGTCCCGCTATTAAATATTCTAACGCTAGTATCGCTCGTAACAGATATTAGTTGGCTATTATCCCAAACCTCGCCCCGTCTTACTTCGTAGCCTATTTTTCTATCGAGGCTATTTATCTCTCCCCAAACTATATTTAAAGCGTCGTTTTCATAAAATGTATTTACGCTATTTACGTTTTCTAGGCTGGCCGCAATTGCCGTGACGCTAGAAACGGCACTTTTTACGCCGCTAGTATCTACGACATAAATATCATAAATGACGGAAATGCCTGTTATAGGCGTCACAAAATTTAAGGCTTGCGTAGTTTCCAAAAATACGCCGTCTTTGTAAATGTGAAACTCTTTAAAATCTAAAGGACTATCGTCGTAACTCCAGCTTAACGCCCAATCATCCATTAGCTCGACCGCTTTTAGATTCTCTACCGGCCCCGGTGGGTAAAACTTGCCTAAAACCTTATAACTCTTACCCGCGCTATTGCCTACGCCGTCTTTTACCGTTATTTCGTAGGTTTCACCCTCTTTGGTTTCAAACTCGAATGCGCTATTAAAGACCTTTATTGTTCGTTCTTCGCTAGCGCTTTTGTAAGTTACGAAATAAAACAGCGAATCGCCGCTCCAAGCTAGAGCTAGCATAGTTTTTATATTTTTGGCCGTATCATATTTTAAATATTCGCTTACTCTTAGATTCCGCACGCCCAGCGACGAATAATCCGTAACGCTTATATTTTCCCTATCGTCGTAAATATCCTCGTTGTATTCTATCGCCGTAATATGGCGCGTAAATTCGCCCGAAGTAGCTATCTTTAAAATCCGGTATAATTTAGAAGCCTTATTAATCTCGCCGAATGCGTAGTTGTCGTATTTTTTAAAGACGCTTCCGTTTAAATTCAGCCTTAGTTTATTCGGAGCTAGGATTTCTAAAATCTCGAACTCTTTGATCTCGTTTATGTCGTTTTTGATTTGGATAGCGTATTTTACGCCGCCTACGGTATCTAAATCTCTATCTAAAATAACGAAATCCGCGCCGCTATCTTCTAGTAATCTACCGCTAAAGCCGTATTGAGGCGTATCGTGGCTAACTTTGATAATATCGCCGTATCTGCAAACTAAACTATCTTTGTCGGCTTCAAACTCTATCGTCTCGGTTAAATAGCGGTTGCAATTTAAAGTAAAGCGTCCGTAAGCCCTAGCCTGCGCCTCGTCCGTGCAGCCTACCAGCGTAATGGAGCTTTTATTGCTTACGCGCGAATTATCGGCGGCTATTTGTCCAACCGAAACGACGGAAGGCTCATAATCCTTATTTTTATCGTAATAAGTTATCTCGATAAAATTCGCCCTATCTACCAAAGGAAGGAAATTTTGTTTAAACGTATCGCTTAAGATATTGCCCATACCGAACAAAAAGCTTTGAGCGGGAATTAGCCCCGCTTTTTCTATTATTACGTCGAATTTAGAACCCGCTTGAAGCACGGACGCGCGACCTAGCAAGCTAACCGTATCTAAGGCCTTTCTAACGCTTAATTCGCTATCGAATACGATATTACATTTTAAGCTCTTTTTTTCGCAAAAATTAGCCCATTCGTTAAAACTAGGCATTATGCGCGAACTCTCCACGCCGCTATCTTCTAAAATTTTACGGCAGATATGAGAGGGATTATCGCTATTAGCCGTTACGACCGCGCTAATCCTAGGCGCTCCGCCGTTTAGCTGATCGGTCGCTAACGCCCTAATAGCTAGAAGCGCGGTTTTAGGATAAATAAAATCGTCGCTTACGGTTTCGGTTACATATTCCAAATAACAATCGCTTGCGTAACGGCTGCCGGTATTGGGCGCGGTTTCAAATTTAGCCCTAATGTTATATTTATTAGGCGGTAAATTATCCGCCTTAAAAACTCGCCTAAACGTAGAAGTCTGCGCGGCGGTTACTACCGTATAGGAAACGCCCGTTATCGGCGTCCAGTTTTCGCCGTCGGCGGAGTATTCTACTCTCACGTTTACCGAGTATCCGTCAAGTCCGCCTTTATCGTTAGCGTAATAAAGCCCGCGCGGGAAAACTAGAGTTACGGATAGGCTCGTTACGAAATTACCGTCCGTTTGCGCTAAAGAGTAAGATAAATCGGGGTTTAGCTTTTTGCCTATGTTCTTATCGTAGCTAGTATCGTTAAAATTAGAGATTATATTTTGGTTATTAAGCCCGTTTCTAATCTCATAAGTTACGCCTTTAAAATTCTCTATCGGCTCGTCATTTATCTTAATCTCTCGTATATCTTTAATCTCACCGTCGTTTAGCGCATAAAGACCATTAAAATATTGCTTATCGCCATCGCTAATTATATGCGAAGCGATTAACGGCGGAGTTATTTTATGTGTCCCAAAAACCTTAGGCACTACTTGAGCCTGCATAGCTTGGTTGGTAGGCTTATTCCAGCCGTAGGTATTGGAGTTTTTAAAATCCATTCTATCAAAGCCAGGCATAGATGGTTTAGGCATAATAGCACTTAATAGCAAATTGCCAGCCACAGCGATACCAGCAGCCAACATACTACCGCTGAAGCCTAGCGCCCCTACGGTGGTTCCTAACATGCCCGCAGCCGCAAAAGGCGCGGCGATAGCTATCGCGATAGAAGCCACGATGCCTAGAATCTTTTTACCGCCTCCGCCTCCGCCTTTAGGCACAATAGCGATATTTACTACGTCGCCGTTTTCAAGCTCGAAAAATCCGCTTTGTATAACGCTATTTTTAGAAATTACGAGATCGTAAATTTCGTTATCGTATTTTAATTCTTTTAGGATTTCGTCGATATTTTTATACTCTCCGCTAGCTAGTATCGTTCTATCTAAGGGGTTCAAAACGTTATTGTAGGTTATTATTTTATTTTCGATCATAATAGCCCTCTATCAACTTTTCGTAATTAGCTAGCCGTTCTACGATAGCGCCCGTTTGCGACGTGGTATGTAAAATATGCTCTTCGTCGATTAAATATCCGAAATGCGTTACTATTTTAGGGTGATTTATGTCGTAACGCAAAGCTACGCAGACGCCTTTGCGCTTTTCTACTCTATGCCAGTTTTTCGAAATTTCGTCTAGAAATTCGCTAAATACGAGTTTAGCTCTATCGTGCGGAGCGCGCGCAGGCGGTATGATTACGCCGCGCTCTATCTCGTAGCACTTTCTCACCAAAGCAAAGCAGTCCATTTCCTCAAACGGAGCGCCTATTAAATCCCTTATCGTCATTTCTTATACCCGCCCGCAATTCCCAAGAATCCGCCGAAGCGCGCCGAATTATTCTTAGCCCTGCAGCTAGCCAAGGTTTTATCGCAACGAGTTTCTAATCCGTTATATCCGCACTCCTCGCCTTTAAATTTAAATACGCAATAATCCTTATACATCTTGCGCGGCGGATAGCTCATATTAAAGAGATTGCCCGCGCCCAAATTAAAGGTTACGGCCTTACTATCGGAGCTAAAGTCGGTAAGCTCGAAAAACTCCTCAAGCACCGGCTCGCTTAAATCTTTTGTATTAATCACGTAAATTTTGGCTTTAATAGTAGAGTTTTCCGCGCCGCGCGTTTTTAAATAATTATCGTAAGAGTTTATATAATTTTGCATAGCTCGGCTAGTGTTGTCGATACTTAGATTAAACTGCGGTATTTCGCCCTTAGCCGTTTGGATTTCGCCTATACTAAAAGGAAATGCTACGAATTCCTCGCCTCTAAAGGTTATATTCTCGCTATTGTTTATTATGCGTACCGTAGGCGTTTCGGGGATAAAAATTTCAAGTCCAACCAGTAAGATGCTGTCGGTAGCTAAGGCGTTTAAATCTTTTATCGTGCTTAGTTTCATATCTCTACTATCTCCACTTTTACCGCGCAGTGGTTTTGCATATTGTCATCGGCTTTTAAATCATCCATAGAAAATACGCAAATTTTAGTTTCGTCCTCCAGTGGATAACGAAATTTAAAAGCCTGCCCTTGATTTTCTACGAAAAAATCTCTTAAAATTTTGAACTGCTCCGCGTTTAGGGCGGGGTAATTTAAACTATACGAGCTTTTAGGCTTAGTCCATTTTTTACGCGTTATCGTATAACCGCCCTCGCTTGAGCTTCTGTGCGTAGGATTACGTAAGGTTCTAGATGAACCAACAACTACTGGTGGATAACTAGGATAAGTATTCACGCTAATAACCCCCTTAAAGTTTCGCGCGAGCCTAAGACGTTTTTACTCACGCCGTTTAAAACTAAAGATATGACCCATTCGCCGTCGTTTCGCCTAACCGCAGTGTTAGATACCTTTACGTCCTCGCTAGTTTGATTTATTACTTCTACTTTTACGTTATTTAAAGACGCTCCGACCTGCGCTTTTACGCCTAAGTCGCCGTTAGAAGTCCTTGTTAAAGGCATAATAGCCTCTGAACTACCGCCGTTTTTCTCGCCCATTACGCCAATGTCTGGAATGCCGCCTTTAGCGAATTTAAAAAAGGTCGGTTTGCTTACGATGGAATTAGCGTAGCTATGCAGATCGGGACTATTAAATACGCCGCCTTGTGCCGCTGGAGTAGCATTTAATACACTTGCAAATCCTCCAGCAGGCAAAGCCTGATGCTTTGGAGTAGCCTCTCCAGACATTCCAGGTAACATACTCGTAACCGAATTGATTAACGGCTGGATTATCATCATCCTTACTATTTGCCTATAAATTTGCCCTAAAATATCCTGCGCTAAATCGCCGAATTTCATAAAGCGATCGGACGAATAATCAAAGAAATTACCCATAGCGCTTTCAAGGCTATTTAAGCCACTGTGCATAATCTGCCCCCAGCTTGAAGCGTCAAACATCTGCTTTTGATAAAGCTGTTCCTCTGATGCCATGGCGCGGGCGTAGTAATTTTCAGTAATCTCGCCTTTTTTTAGCATAGCCGTATATTGCTCCGCAGCGTGGCTATGCTCTATCTCCACTAGACGTATACGCCTAGCCGTTTCGTCGGTTATTAGCTCCGTGCGGCGTTTTTGTAGGTTGTATATACGGTCTTGCAGCTTTAGCTTCTCGTTGATATTTTTGATATTTTCGTTGTGCGCAGCTTCGGCTTCTGCGGCGCGTTTCTTTTCTAGGTCGCTATCGAAGCCCTGTTTATACTGCGCCATTATCTTTTCAAATTCGCCGCCGTTTATGCCGGCATCTTTTAATTTTTTGCTTATCTCACTTTGTTTTATGAGCCATAAATTGGCGTGGTCGCCTATTTGAGTATAGTATTCTTTGTAAATTTCACTTTTTGCTCTTAATTGATGCTCTAATTCGCGGTTACTCGAATCGCCGCGTTTTTTGCCGAAATTCGCTATCTGCTCGTTGGTCTTTTCTAATTTTAACCTTAAGGCCTCGAGGGCTTCCTCTTGCGCTATTTGCACTCTGATATTGTCGTGGGGCTTGCTTAAAATCTCGTCTATGTCTTTTTTGAGCTTAGACGCATCTTTTTTGAGCTTGGATAACGGCGTTACGTGCAAGTCTTTAACCATTTTTTCTAAAGAATTTATATAAGCAGCGTCTTTTTGTTGCTGAGTTTCTATCGCACCTATGCCCGAGCTTATGTTAGCGATTTCTTTTCTTTGCCCTATGATTTTGCTGTTTTGTGCGATATAACCGTCTCTTTCGGCTTTTAGCTTTACAATTTCGTCAGCCTCTAGTCTATACGCTCCGACGATACCACCGAATTTATTATGTTCCTCTAATTTTCTATTTATTTCGTCTATTTTTCTAAAATTTGCGTCCAAACTAGCTTTTAGATCAAGATTTATAGCGTCGCGCTGATTTTGCGTGAGTTTTTGGAGTTCCTCATTGGTCTTGCTTAACGCATCGTTAAGCTTATCTGCGCTAGGTTTTGTCTCGTCCATACTGTCTTTGAGTGTAAAAAATGCCTCCACCGCAGCGAAAATAGCCAAAGTAGGCAAAAAGCCCATAAATACGGTCTTTAAAGAGCCTACGGTAATGCCGATTTTCATTATCGCTCTGTCCATAAAGCCAAGCTGTATAACGCCCGCCGCGGTTTGTGCCGCTACTGTTGTCGTCATAGCCGCATACGCTGCCATAGAGCCTTTGAGCGCCAAATAAGAGCCACCCAATATGCCAAGATGCTTAATTAGCGTGCCAATACCGCTTACTACGCCTACGATAGTATCTTTGTTTTCTTTCAACGCGTTTGCAAAGCCGGTTATCGCCCCGCTTATCGTTTGCGTCGCGCCCGTTACCTCGTTTATATCGCCTACGATTAGATTTATTTCAGTTCTTAGATCGGTAAATGCTTTGCCGACGGTTACGGGCATTTGCGCAAAATCGCTATCTATTCTACTCTTGACCTTCTCAAACGCGTTACTTAAGGCTTCGGCGGTTAATTTGCCCTCGCTGCCTAATTCGCGCAGTTTGCCGACGTTTACGCCCAGACCCTCGGCCATATACCGCAAGAGCGTCGGGCTGGCCTCGGCGATAGAGTTAAACTCGTCGCCCCTTAGCGCGCCACTGCCCATAGCTTGACCAAATTGCTTTATAGCCGCCGCCGCTTCCTCTGCGCTAGCTCCGCCCAACTGTAAGGCTTTAGTAAAGCTTGATACCATATTATTGGTATCTTCAGTGCCTTTACCGATATTTTTAAGCGCTGGGGCTAATTTTGTGTATAAATTTATAGTTTCTTTGATGTCGGCGTGCGTATCTCTAGCAATGGCGTGTAGGGCTTCTTGTTGTTTTGCATATTCAGCAGCTGAGCTAGTGGCCATTTTTAGGCGCGAATTTACTAAGCTCATATCGTCAGCGACTTTGACAAACTCGCGTAGCATTGCAGAGCTTGCTACAGCGGCAACAACTGTCTTTAATCCCGTAAACGAGTTAGCCAACCCTTGTGCCGCGTTTTCGGCCTTTTTCGCTTCGTTTCCTATGCTATTTAAATCGCTTTTTAGCTTGTCCGCCCCCTCAACTTTAGCACTGATGATCAAGCTAGCAACTTCGGTCATAATTCGCCCCTTTTTTAATCTAGAGCAAATTGTATATGAAATTTAAGGGGGCGTTGGTTTGGGGTGTTTAAGTAGGGCTAGCCTCAATTAAGAGGCTAAAAAATAGTATTTTTTTATTTACAGAATTTATCCCACAAATTTTGAAAATCCGATACTTCATTTTCAAAAAACGTCATATCAGGCTTGCCTGCCGAAATAAACCTAACATTGCCCGCGTAACCGCCAAAGCTATTTTTACTGTTTACTTCCCCGCAAGTCATATGTACGCCGCCCGACTTACTATAAAAAACATTCTTAAACTTGGCGCTATTAGCGTCCTTTAACCTATCTTTCACGGCATCCTGACACTCTAGTATCCACATCCTTTGTTGTTTATCCGCTTTTTCGTATGAAACCCCGCCAAAAACAAGTACAACTGTCATCGCCAGTAGCAAAAGCTTTTTCATTTTTCCCGTCCTTAACAAATCTTCAGTGGATTTTATAATAATCTTGTATAAAAGTAGCCTTTAAAAGACTACTTCATGAATTTTTCTTTGATAGATGAAAAAGATTTCGGGTTAAATTCGCCTTGATATGGCGCATAGGCCTGCTTGTCGTCGCTATTTATTTCGGCGGCGTAGATACGGCTTAAGTTGCGTAAAACCGATATTTCCCACCAATTGAATTTATCGCCCGTTAGCTCGGTATAATTTTTAATATCGTTAAAATCTAAGGCTACCGCGCCAAAGCCGCTATTTTTGCAATATCCTAGCTCGTCAAGCGCGTGTAGTAGATGTCGTCCTTGGGTTACCGGAGGGAACTCGCGCTCTTTAACGTCGGTTTTTGCGTAGTAGGCTAGCTGCCTAACGTATAGCGCGAGCTCGTCGCTTACTTTTTTAAAAAGTTTCTCGCATTCTCTATGAAACGCTCGACTTGATTAGCGATTAGCGGATAGGTTTCGTAAATTCTTTTAGCTTCATTGTGGCTGAATTTTAGTTCTTTGCCGTTTTCGCTAATGCCGCTCCAGCCTACCGTAAGCCCCACCATAACCTCTAGCGTGCTTTGTTCGGCGTCTTTATTTTCTTTTACGGCGTTCATAAATACCTCGCGTCCTTTTTTGCCGTGAAAACTTAGCACTTTGATTTTGATGTCGGTCGGTTTGTTGTCAAGATCGAGGATGGTTAGCTCGACACCCGTTTCACCGTTGCTTATATCGAAATTCTTTAAATCCATAACTTACGCCCCCTTAGCCTCTATGATGTCGTCTAGGCGTGTTATTTTGATGGTTATCGGTACGCGCACGACGTTGTCTTTTGCAATAGATATGCCAGTTTTGGTATTTATAAACTCGCCCGTGATGTAGGTCGGGTTTTTGTTCGCTCCCGTCGCGGGCTCGTCGCTACCCACGATGATAAATTGCTTTCGTAGTTTCTTGTTAAACATCTCGGTAAGCTCTTTTACGCCGTTATTTTGCCCCGCCGCATAAAATAGCTTTAATTCCGTCTCGCTATAGCTTATAGCTCCCTGGGATACTGCCGTAGCGTCCTCGTCTATGCACTCGTATTCATTGGTTTTACGAGTTTTGGTAAAGTCGCCCAAATCCTCTAAATACGCTATACGTTTTGCCGATGTTAGCGCCGTTTTTATTTTAGCCGCATCGCCCAAATCAACGCTAGTGTCGCAAATATAAAATTTAGTAAGCTGGCTATCTGTTACTTTTAGCTGCTCCGCCATTTTCACTCCTTATAAGATTTAAAATAAATAGAAACGGCCACGCCGTAGCGATCGCCGTCAATGCCTAAAATATTAACGCTCGTCGGAGCGGTAATAAAAACCTCATTTTCTAGCTTTATGCCTACTTTAAAAGCTTTTTCGTAAAGCCTCGCGCGCTCTAAAACGTCTTTGACGCCTTTACCCGCGGGGTAGCGTAAGGTTATCTGAAACACACCGTCAATTTCCGCAATACTATCATCAATTACAGCAACGCTTGGTTTGGCGGGCAAAAAATAAAGTTGTTGGTAAGGCTCGCCCGCTCTAGGATTAAACGTAGTATTTTCAAACGCCGTATCAATCGCAGGCGTAACCGCCAAAACTGCCTTTTCTAAAGCTTGACGAATTCTAAGCACGTGCCGCCCTTCTTACTATTTGCTTCCAACGGATCGCATTGCGCCTTACCATACCTTGAGGGGCTTTTGCCTTACTCCACCCCTCAAATTCTATGCGAAAAGCGTAAGGCAAATTGTTCGTAAAATAAAATGTTTTATCTAGCGTTAGCTCGTTTTGTGCGCATTTTTCCGCTCGATCGCCTGCTTCGTTTGCGGTCGCTTCAGTCGTCTGCTCGCTAGCCGCGCCCGTGCTAGGAAACCAATTATTTTTAAGCCTGCCCGTATCTACTGGCGTATCGCTGATGATGTCTGAAGTTAGATCAATGACTGATTTTTTAAAGATTTTTAGCGCTTTTTCTTGCGCCTTTGCACTAAAGTTCTCTATCTGCCTATCAATCATTTTGCAACTCCGATTAACTGATGCAGGGCTACGTCCTCGCCACCCCATACCGCGTCGTTGTATTTGATAGTATAGGAGCAGTGGGGAAACTCTATTACGTCGTTGTTTTGCGGCATAAAAGGCAAAGATTTGGCAGCTATCAAGATCACGTTATCACCCTCGTTTAATAAGCTTTTTTCTACTAAATTTGAGTAGCTTTTCGCGCTATCGATATACGCCTTTACTTTGTATTCGCTTATCTGCTCGGTCATTCCGCCCGTTTCGGGGTCGTAAATTTGCCCGCTTTTGCGCTTATACGTGCCTACTTTGCCAAATTTTTCAAGCAATCTAAACGCCGTATTCTTGGCTTTTTCATTTAGCATCGCTCTAGCCTCATTACTATTGCGTTTGAGGGCTTTAAAAACGGCTTTAAAAGGCTAGCTACGTAAGCGTATTTGGTGATGGGGTCAGCGTTTTGTGCGTATTCCACCTCAATATTGCCTACTTTTTCTTTTGTAGTTAGCCGCTCAATGTCGCTTAATAGCTCGCCCGCGTTTGCCTTTATAGCTAGCTCGCACACGGCGGATTTAAGCTTAGCAGGCATACCAAACGGCGCGCGCGGGAAGCTCAAAGCCTGATCGCTTTTTAATCTCTCGCCTTGCCATTTGTCAAAATATACCGCCTCTAAATAATCCGTCGCCTTAATAATAGCCGCCTCTTTGTCCGCACTGCCTAGCCCCGCCCACGTTTGGTTGCCGCGTGCCGAAAAGTACTCATCGGCAAACTCGACCGAAACGTAAGCGTTGGCGTTAGATAGCCCCGTGCCGTCCTCGGGTATCATTGTCCTAGCTTCTCTTTTATCGCGGCTTTCGTGCCGTCTACGTTGGTATATTCAACGCCCAAATGAGCCGCTAGCAACTTCAATTCGCCCGCTTTTAACGTATCGAGCCTTGAAATCAACTCGTCGTAATCGACTTCTTGCGTCGCACCCTTTAATGTCAGCTCGGGCGGGTCTTTCACGCCGTCGCCATCGTCGAATTTAGCGTCGATGATTGTTAGCCCTCGCTCTTTGGCTAAGGCTTTAACATCCTCGTTATACTGAAACGTCGGGAATTCTACATACCAAATTTTAGACATTTACCGCCTCCTAGTTTTTAGCCGCGTCGCCTATTAGTAGCACGCCTGCGGTATCTTTATCGCTAGCCGCGATCTTATCCCAGTTTGTGCCCGTGCCTATCTTTGCGTTATCGGGGCTTTTGCCGCCGTTTGCCGTATCCCAAGAATAGCCCTTGAGCGATAGCCCAAACGTATAATCGGCTTGATAAGTCGTTTCTATGCGCTCTTTGCCGTTGTTGGTCTGGATATTCGTGATTAGATCGCCTGCGTCGCTTACTACCGCAGCACCGGTTGTTAGTGCCAAAACGTAGTCTTTATTCGGCGTTCCCGCTTTATACAGAGCCGGCGCGTCTGTTACTACTACGCGGCGCCCTAAAATCTCAACGACAAGCACGTTTTCGGCTTTAAATAGCTGTGCGGCGTTTGCTAAATTTTGCCCGATTAGCTTGTGGAATACCGCGCCTCTCATTATATTAGCCGCTATCGCCGCACTTCTGTCGCCGAATTTGGCGTAGGCGTTGTTTAGGTTGGCTTGGTTTATGCCGCCACTAGCACTTACGTCGTTTACTACGCCCGCGTTATTGCCGATAGCTCCGACCAAAGCCGAAATAGCCGTATTTAGCATATCGCTTATCATCGCCTCGCTCATATTGCGCGAGATAACCTCAAGAGCTATGGCAGGGTCTTTTTGTATCCAAGTTAGCTGGCTAGGCTCAAATACTACTGGGCCAAAACCTCCAGCTATCTTTACGGCGTTATCTTGTTCTTGTCTTAAGGTCGTAGCCGTAGCTGCCGCGTTAGCCGCGTATCTATCTACCCTGCGCTGCGCGGAGTGGATGCCTCTAAAAAAGCTCTCTTGCATAAAATCGCCGTCTATGCCCTGTGCGTTTAGAATTATTGTGCCGCCGCTAGCCGCGTTAAATTTCTCTATGTCTTGACTTAGTGTCTCGATCGTAGTGCCTGCTAGGTATTCGGAAAATACCTTCATGTCGCTTAGTGCCATTATTCACTCCTATAAATGATATTTTTCTCTTATGGCGGCTGTTCTTTCGCTTTGAGTGCCGCCGAAACTCCCGCTAACGTTTGCGCTCCCGCTCCCGCTCGCACCTCCGCCTTGACCTTGAGGCGCCGCTATAAAAGCTTTGCCGTCTTTTTGCGCCCACTCGCTCACAAATTCGCTTATAGGCTTATCCGCGATATACGCTTTTAGTTCGCCCTTGTCGTCTTTTAAGCTAGCATTGCCGCGCAGTAGAGCCTTAGCCGCTTCTAAAAACTCCGCCTTTACGCCCGCTTTTGCGAGATTATCGCTTAGCCCCGCGTCAATTAGATACTTATTTAGCGAGCCGTTAGCATTAGCTAGATCGGCGTTTAGTTTTTTCGTATCGGTATCGTATTTTTTAGCGAGCTTGTCGTTCTCTGCTTTTAGCTCGTCGTATTTAGCTTCAAGCTCGGCGTATTTCTCGGCTTCCACCGCGTCGCTATTTTTCGCTTTTAGCTTTTTTACCTCGCTTAAAAGCTCTTTGTTCTTAGCGTTCATCGCTTCTTTTTCGGCTTGCAAATCACTGACTTGCTTTTTTAGCTCCTCAATATCCATTTCGTCCTCCACGAGAGTTAAATTTAAGGCACCGCCTTTGATAGAATAGTAACTTAAATTTTAAAGCGGTTTGGTTTGGTAAAAAATATGGTATAATGACAATACTAAAGCGATAATGCCTCAGTGGGTCAGAGGAGGAGGCGTAAGCCTCGTTATGATTGGGTTCAACTCCCTTTTATCGCTTTGTATCTTTTTATCGTCTGCACTTTAGTTTTTCCGTAGGTTTGCAATATCCCCTTATCCGTAAAATACGCATAACACAACTCGTTATTGCTTTCCCAAAAGAAATTTATCGTATTATTGCCCATTTCGTCCTTGCCGTAATATAAATTATCCTCGGTCAAATTTAACGGCATATCAAAAAACTGCTCCGCGCTTAACGCATTGCCGTCTTTTATCTTTTTTAACCTCATTCCGTGCAGTAGCTCTCTTTGTGTTGCTACCTTTAGTTTCCCGTTTGTTTCTATGCCGAGCGCTTTTAGTTTGTTTGCTGTGTGCGTGCTTAGCGTGGCTAGTGTTAGCGGCTCTTTTAACGGCGGTCTGTACCCAGCTTTCGTAAAATCTACATCCGCAAACATAGATTTTAATTTATTGCTCGCCCTTGTTCTAGCCCCTAAACTGCTTAAATCGCTTAAATTTACGCTCCGCCCCTGCTGCGTTATTAAATCGCGCATAGTGATTTTGCCTTGCATAAATAGCTCGGCTCTACCTTTGCCTAGCGTCTTTTCTATCACTTCGGGGCTTTGGGTTTTTAACCAATCGTTAAACGTCATATCCTGCGGCACGTAGCCGTTCATACTTGACCTAGTGCGACCGCTCGCTTCGTCCATTCCCTCGACGCCTAGTTCATCCCAACTTTTAGTTACGGGTATTATGGTGCTACGGCAATTAAAATGAGTATTTACGCGCGGTTTGCGAAACGGGAAGTCGTGTCCGATAGGCTTGTAGTCTTTATCCCACGTTAGGCCGTCGTAAGCTCTACACAGCGCAGACGTGCGAGTATCTAGCGTAGCTTGATATTTGTAGCATTTTATGACGTCGTCGTTTGTTTCAAAAAAGGCTTGGCGGATTTCGCTTACTATCGCGCCCGCTCCGGTTAGAGCGATAGCGGTAGCGTCACGTTTATTTTTCTCTAAAACGTGCGCTATTCTTTGCGCTAGCATCGGCGTAGTTTCGCCCAAACTCACGCCTATTTTTAATTCGCGTTCAAGGCGTTTTTTCTGATCGGCGTTTAGTCCGTTATTCCACGCTTTGACGGTCGCGCCCTCTAGTTGCGCGCTATCTACTAGCCGCTCGATGCTGCTCTCTGGCAATACACTAGAAAACAAAACAATCCCCGCCAGCTCGTTGTAGTCTAGTAGATGGTCTTGCTCGTTTTCCGCTAGGGTTAAAAAATCTTTACGCAGATCGGGCGTTTTTAGGCTTTGTTTGAGGTCGCTTATCGTTTGGGCTAAATTATTCGTTATATTTTTCTTTTTTAAAATTTGAGCCTGCAAATCTGCGATCATCTCATCGTAAAATTTAGCTACCTTTTTACTTAGCCCGTTTTTTATCCGCTCGTGCAAAAGAGAGCGCGCTACTTCAAGTTCGGCTATAAGTTGATTAAATGGCTTCATCGCTCGGCGTTACCTGCGGCGCGGCTTGTTCTAATTTGGCTTGATAATCCTCGTAGCTTTGGATAGTTTTAGGCATTAGCTCGCCTTTTAAAAGCGCGTCGTAAAGCACTTCGTTTGGAATATCCCCGCTTTGAATGCCTGCTATTATCTGCGCTAATAGCTGCGGCTCGATCATCGTTAGGTTGTAGTCGGTATTTATCTCATAAATCAAATTCTCGCCCGCGATATTCTCAAAAAAGGCGATGTCTTTTAAAAACGATACTATGCCCTCGCTAATCGTAGAAGCTACGCTAGTTAATACCGCATTTTCGCCGCTCTTTCGCATTTGCAAGGTTTCGGTAGCTTCAGCCGTCTTTTTCTCGTCAAGCAAAAGCCGCGCGCCTAAAATCGACATCCGTTTTTCTTTGACCGCGATACGGTTTTCAAGCGTGCTTAAGCCGGCACCGCTAAATTCTAAAAAGCCAACCTTTGCGCTCGGGTCGTTTATGACCCAAACGGCGGTAGAGCCTATTTTTAGCTTTTCGCTACTCTCGCCTTGATAGCCCGTGACATAAGGCGTCGGTAGCGCCGTAAAATGCGTGCCGTGTTCTAAATCGACCTCGCTTCTAAAATGGCTAATATTAACTTTAGCTAAATCAAGCAACGGCGGTTTTTCTACCGACGTTTTTAAGTCGTTCACGTTAAAAAACGTAAAGGGCAGATATTCAAGCTTTTGCCCGTTTGCGCTCGGGTAAATTTCGCTCACTACTTCAAAATTCCCCGCCTTGGTTTCGCTAAATACTCTTTGACGGTAGTAGCCCTCGTGCAAATCAAGCACTCGGTAGCGCGTTTTTATTTTCTCCACAAACTCATCATTCGTCGGTTCTGCGTAGGTTTCTGCAAGCACTACGAGCGACGTAACGTTTGAGCCGTTTATTTTCGTGGTTTTCCAGTTGATAATGTTTTCGGCTTTATAAAGCGTGGCGTAGGCTCTTAAATTTAGCCTCTCGGCTTCAAGCTTAGAATAATCCGCCTTTTCTACATTAGGCAGATCCACAAGCACGCCGCAACGCCCAACGCTTAAACACTCGTCGGCGATATTTTTAGCAAGAGCTTCTAGCGTATCATCGTCTAAGCTCACATTTTCGGCTATGGTTTTTAACGCTTCGGGCAACTCCACTTTAGGCGGCTTGGCAAACAGTAGCCCAGTTAGCGCAACCTGCGTTCTAGCCGTCGCGTTGTAAAACTCCGCGCGTCCCACGTAGGCGCTGTATTCCTCCGCTTCTTGATCGCTTAATTTAGGCACGTATTTTTCTTTTGCCACCTCGCCTGCTAAGGCATCGCGCATTAGTTGCCATTTGATTAAATTCTTAGAATATTCGGGATGTTTTGCATTTACCGCCATAAGAAGCCTTTTTTTTTCTTTGCATTCTACTACTAAATGCCGACTACCTTGATTTGGTAATCTCGCGCAGCTATCGGGTATTTATACGCGATTAGATACCCAAGCGCGTCGTTGTAGTCATCGTTTGCGGGGTGGGCGTCGCTTTTTTCGGGCAACTGCGTCTTATTGTCCCACGCTTGCTGTTCAAGCGCCTTTGTCAAATTTGGGCACTTGGCGATATTTACGAGCAAGCGACGTTTGTCGAATATATTATTTACGCAATTTACGCGGTCTTTTATGCTAGGGTTTGAGTGATTTACGAATACCAAATGCCCAGCGCCTCTTAAAATTTGCGCATCCGTTTCGCTCGCGCTCGTTTTTCTATTCTGCCCGCTAGCGTCCGGATAAATGATGATTTTATGCCCTTTGTATCTATCGCGCAATGTTTGAGCCATAGCGTAGGTGTCGTAGCTAATTATTTCATCAACCGCGTGCGTAGTGATATTGCCTTTATCGTCCGCTCGCTCTACGCAGACTATGTTTATGCAGCCGCCCACGTTAAAGTCCGCGCCGATGTGTAGCGTTTCGCCCTCTTTGATGGTTTCCATGCTTACGTGGGTATCGCGGCTAAAGTAGCTATACACGGTGCCGCTAGTTAGGTTTACAAATTCGCCCTCTAAATACGCTTTTAGTAAATTCTCGGGGTATTGTTCTTTTAGCGTGTCGATAAAGTCGGGCGGCAGGTATTTATTATCGGCGGTTTTTGCTTTGATTAGCCGTTTAGCCTCGCCGCCTTTTTCTATGAAAATTTGATAAGTAGCCCTAAAGCCCTCGGGCGTTGTCGTGATGATAAATTGTCTTGTGTTACCGGCTCTTAAACGCCCTAGTAGTTTCTCGTAGGCTTTTAGCGCGATCTCGGTCTTTGACGTATCAAACTCGTCGCATATTATCCACGCGGCGTTTATACCGATAAGGCGCTCCCAGTTTTCCATACTGCGGCATAAAATAGGCGTTTTGGCGCCGTTTACGTCCAGAGTAAACACCGCGCTTGATTTGTTAAATTTATACGGCACGCCCCACTCAATGAGCGCGTTTTCAAGATCGCCAAACAAGATGTCGCGCAAAAGCGGGTATGTGGGCTCGGTTATCACGCCCGCGCAACCCGGGTTTAAAAACGCTAGCTGCAAGGCTTTTCTAACCGCGGCGTAGGTTTTGCCCGCGCCGTAACCGCTTACTAAACCTATAATTTTCGTGCTTGTATCGGCTAGTAGCTCGTATTGGTGCGGTAGCAGCTTGACCTCTAGTTTACTCATCTTTGCTTATCACGATTTGTTGAATTTGTGCTTCTTGGCTTACGTTTGCGTTGTTTATCGTAGTATTTGAAAAGCGGGGATTAACGCCGAGCGTTAGGCTGGCTTTATCTATCGCGTCTTGTAGTGCCTTATAGTCGTTTGCGTTTAATTCCACCGGCTCGAAAGTTTGCACCCCGTCGCCGACACCCACCTTTTCGTATTTGGTGTTTTTGTCTAGCATTTCAGTGATTTTGGCTAGGTTTTTTTGGGTAGCGTTTTCAATCAGCCGCCTATTATAAAATTCGTCTCTCGCAGCGTTCGCGATCGCGTTCGTTTGTTCGGGCGGTAATGTTTCTCTTGCCGACAGCAACGCTACTTGGGCGTTCACTAGGTGTTCGTTTTTGGCTTCCACCCCTTTTGTAATTTTATTTATCGTGCTGGTGGATAAATCGTATTTTTTAGCCAACTCTCTTTGCGAAAATTTGCCCGTCAAGTGGTCGGCTATTATTAATTTCCTTACCTGCTCTGATAGCTTCGCCACCCGCTCCCCTTAAAATTTAAACTCTAATTGTTCTTTTTTAACCCTACGCGGGCGTTTGGTTTTATTTCTTAGCTTTGCGCCGCTTTTGTCGTACGACCTCTCAAATACGCTATACGCCTCAATGTTCGCGAAGTCATCGCGGCTAAATATAACGTCCGTTTTAGGGATTGTAGCTAATACGGCTTCTTTGTATGGTTTCATCGGATCGGTTTTAAATTCAGTACGCACGCCCTCTAGCACATCGAGGTATTCGGGCTTATATCTGGCAAATTCTAGGTCTTTATATGCCCGCTTCGGCTCGATGCCGATTTTTAGCGATATTACGCACGCCATAAGACGGAAGTCGTCATTAAAAAACTCCGATAATGCATAAAATCTATTGACGTCGTATTTCAATCAGCGCGTTCTCCCTTGCTCGCTTTTGATAAAATCTATCGCCTCGCCCGAGCCATAGCAAACTTTCGCCTTTGCATATCCGTAGCAGTTGATAGTATCTACCCAATCCTCTTGCTCGTCCGATACTCTGCTTAGACTCTTTTTTGCTCGTTTCATCTCTACAAATACGATCTTGCTGGGCAAAAATACGAGCATATCGGGAAAGCCTGCACTTGTACCCATGGCTTTTAGTTTCTTTTTGTATTGCACACTAGCAACTCTTTCGTTTGCTACGTGCGTAAACGGGATTTTATTTACTCGTAGCCAGTCGGCAAAATACATCATTTCGTGATCCTCTAGCGGTACTTGCCCCGTCGCTTTTGCATACGCTAGGGTGTTTTCGTATTTGGGCGGCATCAATATCCTACCTCTACATATTCGCCCATTTCTGCATCTAATGAGTAATGGCCACGAGTGCAAAAGTAAAAATAATCCGAGCTTGAGCTTAGTCCTGCGCCCTCGCAAAACTCTATCGCGTCTTGCTCGCTTGCGAATAAGGCCACTAGCCAACTTTTTTCTATCTCGCCCGCTTCTTTGAGTGTATCAAATAAAAACCGCTCTTTGTATTTTAGCCATCCGTTAGCGTCAAACCAATCGTCGCTACCCTCTATCTCATCAAGATCTAGTTTATAAACTGCATAATTTAAGATTTCGCTCATATTAGCCCCTTTATCGTTTCTCTTAACCTTTTTTCGGCCATTTCGCAGTATTTAGCCTCTATCTCACAGCCAATAAAATTTCTATTTAGCTCTTTGCACGCCGCCGCCGTTGTCCCACTACCCATAAATGGATCAAAAACTAACTCACCATCGCTTGAGCTAGTTAAAATCAAGCTTTTGATAATACTTAGTGGCTTTTCACTAGGATGTCCGTATTCGCTCTTTTTTGCGTTTTGGGTAAAGAGCTTTGATCTGCCTATTATCTTGACACCTTTTGCTCTTATGTAGATAATATTTTCGATGTCACTTTTAAAAGTATTGTTTGTAAATGGTGCTGCGTTAGGCTTGTGCCAAAATAACTCAGCTACGTTATGTCCTTTTTCATAAGCCCAGCTCATTATCTCAGGCTTTTGTTTGGTAGAGCAAAAGATAAAAATATTTGTTTTTTTACAAATTCGTTCAAGCTCATTTAGTGTTGTTTTTACATCAAAGCCATCAGCTATCTTTGCCAAATCGCCCTTTTCATAGACTGGGCTCTTACCTAACCCTCCGCCTTTTGTGTAGATGATATAAGGCGGATCAGTAACGACCAAATCAACGCACGCATCAGGCATATTTTTCATAAAATTTAAGCAGTCAGTGTTATAAATTTTATTTAGTTCCATCAAAATAGCCCCCTTGCTCCGCTTTTGTAGATCATATAATCAGTCTTCGCTTGTCCATTAGCTAAAATTGCTTGTTTTAGGCCGTATCCTTTAAAAACTTCATCGCCACACTCTATACGGTCGTCTATGTATGGCAAGATGTCGCTATTTTCACTTGAAAAAAATATAAAAGGTTCTCGTACTAGTCTAATCAGCTTTAAGAAGTCGCGTAGCCCCCAAAAGCATTTATAACCTGCTTTGTTTGTTTGCAAATATGGTGGGTCTAAAACCAATACAACATCTTTATTTTCAAATTCTTTTATCAGCTCTATTGCATCTTTGCGGACAATCTCAACGCCTTTTAAATAACCATTTACTTGATATAAAGACATTCCTGTGCTGGTTATAAAAAATGTTTTCTCTTTTTTAAATTCATCTTCATTATGAGCATATTTACCAGAAAAAAGAAGCCTTGAGCTGAGTGTTAGCCAGTCGATGAAATATCCTCTCTTTATATACTCATCTATGATTTTTATAATTTTTTCTCTATCCTCTCCACTTACTTTTTCATTCTTTTTGTATTTTTTTGTGATAGGCTCTATTGCTTGTAAAATCTCGTTTGTTACCTCTATATTTGCCAGCCTTTCGCTGTAATTATCGTAGTCGTTATAAATTACCCTTGCATTAGGATAAATTTGCTTTATATTGTGGCTAAGTAGTCCAGAGCCACCAAAAGCATCGATAAAAACTCCGTTTCGATGCGCTCTAAACTCGTTTTTTATAAGCTCTCTAAAATGCTTAATAAAGTTTCTTTTTTGTCCTTGAAATGGTAAAGGGGCAGAGTTATATATCAAGGCTAGCCTCCTTCTCGCCCTTGTGCTTCTCGTTCCACTTTCTCATTACTTCAAGCACTCTGCTTGCGTCTTTACGGCTTATCTCAAAGCTATCAAGTACCTTTTTGTTTTCGTCTGCTACCTTTGCGATTATGCTAGCTCCAGCTTCTGTTATCGTGATATATACGGCTCTCATCTTATGCGCCAATCCTTTTTATTGCGCCCGTTACTATCGCCTTAACCGGTGATTTTTGCGCCGTTAAGGCTTTAAATTTAGCCGCGCCCATAAATTTACCGTCGTTAGTTCCACCGATAAAATATACTGGCTCGTTTCCGCCTACGCCGTTAAAGCCGTTATTCGCCTCGCTCTCGCCGATTAGATAATCGGGACAAATTTGCGGGGTTTTCGCGTAAATCTTATAAAGCTTGGCAAAGTCCCACTTTTTAAAATTCTCCCAGTCTTGCCCTTCTAGGTTACAAACCTTTACCCAGCCGCCCCTAGCACGCACTACTGACATTATCGCGCCGTCTTTAAAACACACGCTGCGATAAGGTCCGTAGCGTCCTATCGCGTAAACCAGCTCGTCTAACGCCTTTTGCGCTTTGGCACTCTCGTCTCCGTTAAGCGCTTCTAAAATTTCCGCCGACGTAGGCATCGTAGGATATTTTCGCGTTTGTCTGACTAGTTTTAGTGCCGCGGCTAATTCGTTCGCCTCGTAGTCCATTAAGTCCTCGAAATAAAGCGCGATAACCGCCGGGCTAAGATCAGCCTTGTAGTATTCGACTATCGGCATAAATACGTCATAAAACTCATTTGTCGTCATAATTTCCTCCTACTCTGTGACCTTGACCGCTAGCTATTAGCTGGGCTTCAAATTCTCTAAAAGCTCGCATTGTGTTGAGCGTGCCTTGATTTAGTCCGTGTGGATTTGTTGCGGCATTGTTCGGCACGTTTCGCCCGCCGCCGTTTTTGTCGGGCTTAGGCTTAAACACTCCTTGCCACTCGTTTGCCATAGCTTCACGTATGCAAGCATTGACGTCTATGCCATCTCTAGCCCATTTAGCCCACTCGCTAAATTTCATCTCGATACCCTTAGTGCTTAGTTTCTCTCGTCGCTCTTTCTTGTAGGCTAGATATTCTTGCCAAAGAGTAGGGTCGATGAAGTCAGGTAGTGAAATGTCCTTAGGGGGTAGGGGGTTATTATTAGCTTGTAATTTTAAGGCTTGTAATTGATTACTGCTTGTATTATTCATTCGCGCGCATACATTATATGGCGGACGTTGGATTTTCCGTTCGCGGACGTTGGATTTTCCGTCGGCGACCTGATTTTCTCCGTCGGCGGACGTTGGATTTTCCGTTCGCGGACGAGCTGCGTTTTCTAGGGCTACCATCTTAATTTTTCGATTAGTTACTACCGCGCCGAATTTTTGCAATTCAACCTCGATGTAACCTAGATTTTTTAATTTTGTTACACCAGAGCTAGCCCAATCTTTAGACTTGCCAAACTTCTCGCCTAAATACTCGTTAGACGCGTAACAATAGCCCTCTTTAGCTGACAATGAAGAGATTAAAAGCAAGAGCCTAAGCTCATTTTGTATCCTTTCATCAAATAGCCAGGAATTAAAGCAAATTGCATATCCGTTTTGCAAATTATCGCTCATCTAAACCCCCTTTTAAATTTCTATACCGCTTTGAGCTCCTAGACTGCTTATATATTCCGTTCTAGGTTCGTATTTGCTCTTTTTTAGTATTGCATTGATTTTTACTTTGCTTACTCTAGGCGCGTGTCTAGCACTAAATTTAGCCTTAACCGTTTGTAAGTCTAAACGATAACCGCAGGCACACTCCATTCTCACTGGATAATCCATTTTTAAAAACATTGATTCTTCTTTACATTTAGGACAAGCTCTTGGGCTACCTAGTTCAGGATAAATAGCTAATTGATCTTTTAAATTTAGAAATATCTCGTTAAAAAACTCGGTTTTTCGCTTTTCTATCTTGTACCAAAATATATCGCGCCTTTGTCCTACTGGGACGTTCAAGCTTTCATACAAGCTCCAGCCACCTTGGCGACGTTTATTGCAAAAGTGGTAGCACACATCTTTAAAGTGCTTCTTTTCGTATTGGTTTTCGTAAAGTCCACCATGTTTGGCATAAATGCGAAAATTAGGCGTATCTTTGCCTTGCTTGCCTACAAAATTTTCTACGCAGTTTTGGTGGCGTGACACAAAACGCACATTTGAGGGCTCATAATCTCCGTCCGGATCTATACGATCTATCGTGAGCCCCTCGCGTCCTTTGTTTTCTTTAAGTGCGAAAAGATAAAAGCTAGTTGGATTGTTCATCCACTCCTCGCAGATTTTTATACCTCTAGCACCATAAAATTTGTAGTCTTTGTTTTTAGGATCGTTGCAACGCCTCTTCATATCTGATAGTCGCCTGCGTTCTCTTAAAATTTGCTCTTTACTAAAGTCGCTTAAATTCATGTTTTCATATCCTAAAGTTGAAGTAATTTATCAACTCAAACAAGATAACGCCGATCGCAAAAGACGCGATCATAAACTCAATGTCAGGCATTGCTCGCCGCCTTTATGCATTTTATAAGCTCCTTGTTTATAAGGTGAGCTTCATTAAAATAGCACCATTTCACGGTTACGCCGGTGATAGGGCATTTATCTTTGCCTCGCTCTTTTATGCGCCCCAAAAACACAAGGTTATTTACTCTCGCGCTTACGGTCGCAGTAGGCAGCCCTGTTTCTTCCGACAACATATGTCGTGACGCACCATTTGGGTATTTAAAAAGCGCTTTCATTATCTTCGTTTTTTGTATCTCGTGCTGATCTATGCTAGCTATGTAGCCGTTTATGCTTGTTTCGGCGATCATTTTTTAACCTTTTGGAGTTTTTGGAGTCTCTTGTTTTCCTGCTTGATTATCCAAGCTCTGATGTCTTGCCAAGCGTCAAGAGGCACATTAATTTCTTTTTGCGCCAAAATAACTATTTCCATGCGTGGAAAAAATTTACGCTTCTCGCTCAAAATGTGCTTCACGCTATTTAACGTATAGTGCTTCAATAAAAAATTTTTGATTTTTTGGTATGTTTTATTTGTTCTCATGGCGTAAGTGTATATTAACACCACTTAAAATAAGTTTAAAAAGTGGTATCTATTCATTCTATAAATAAATTAAAAATAAAGTATAATTAGTGTATTTATCTTACACCTAATAAAAAGGGGATAATTATGAAAAGCAACTTTAACTATGAACTTGTCAGACAAACCATGAAAGATAAAAATATAACACAGGCAATGCTTGCGGACTACTTAACACAAAATGGCATCCCAACGCCAATAGATACTGTAAAATCGTGGTTTAGAAAAGATAACGATAGACGCGTATCACCAGAAATTATCAAAATAAGGCTTATAGGGCGGTGTTTGTCTTTGGATGCAAATCAAATGATAAATGGCTTTAATAGTGATATTAGTTCGGTCAAAGAAATCCCTATCGTAGGCGAAGCAAGTTGTGGTATCCCGGAGCCAAATTCATACCAAGACTACGATCAAAAGACCTATTGTAGCGCCGATATTTGGAACGAGGACATGTATGCAGTTATCGCAAGCGGCGATAGCATGTATGACTTGATAGAAAGGGGTGACGAAGTGATTTGTGACCCTAGAGCCGATATATTGAGCGGGGACATCGTGCATTATGAATTTAACGGCGAAAGCGCTATTAAGGTTTATTTTAAAGAGGAAAAATTTGGGGTCGTCAGATTCGTCCCATATAATAGAAGCGGAGGATTTAACACTCTTAGCTTTAGTGCGAGCGATGAAGTCCTACAAAATATAAAAATGATCAAAGTTATCAAAGTTAATAAGTCTATGGAAAACAATCGTAAAAGCAGGCTAAGGGTAATGGGGCTAATATAAATTTACAAAGGTCTAACGTTTGAGGATTATGGGATAAAGTAGGGGAAGCTTTTTAAAACAAAAAAGAGAGGTTAAAAAATGAGAGATATTGAAATAAATTCAGTTGCCGATTTGTTGCGAGCAAAGGATTTTATGTTGCAAACACAAAGCGACATAAAAATCTCTAAAATAGGCGATATAGAGTATAAAATTAAACTCGATGGTGGTCGTTTTAACGACTTCGATTTAACTTACATAGATGCAGGTGTTGCAAGAGTAGTATTGGAGTATCAAGTCCAATATGAGAATTTTATTGCAGGGCTGGAACAAAAATTTAACATTCAAATTCCCCAAAGCCAAAGAATGTTAAAATTTAAGCTTGAAAAGGGTTGTTTAGAAATTTCAACTGACATAAAAGATATTTTGAAAGAGGGGCTAAAACGTATGAGTGGATGGCAAGTAATGGTAGTTTTTATAGTTGCCATTGGTGGCTGGTTTGCTAATAGCAGCTTCCATAAATATACGGATCTCCAAGCAGAAAGTATCCAAAAGCAAGCTCAGCAAGCAAGAGATGAAGCGGAACAAAAACGACTAGAAACTGTATCAAAAATGGTAAAAGATTTGTCTGCTGATCGTAGTTTGCAAGAGCCAGCTAATCGTGTTAAAAAAAGGATTGCAGAAGTTTTACAAGACCAAGAAAAGGCCATAATAGCCCCTGAACTAGACGATCAAATAAATGATCCTATAACTTCAGCAGATAAGGATAAATTTAAGGTTGTATTACCACAAGTTGAAACGCCAGATATAGAAGAAGAAATAGATGATTTATTTCATATACAATCTCAATTTTTTACAAGCGAGAGACCTTTTAGAGTAAAAGAGCTTGGCAATGTAAATTTAAACTCCGATATTCTCTCTGTAGAAAAAAGAATAACACTTATACAAAAAGCCGAAAAACAAGAGCCAGTTAATTTAAAAATAAAACTTATTAAAGACGGCAAAACGCAAAAAATAAAGAATGCTTATATTTTAGATGTTCTTAAATAAAATATTAGTTGTTTTTGTAGACGCGTCGTCGGTAGTTACTCCATAAATTCAAAGAGGTTTTAGAAAGGATAAAAAATAATGAGCAAGATTTTAAAGTCTTTAGCTGACGGCATATTAAAAATCGGCGATACAGAACTTGATGTCGCCGTTTTAGAGGATGGGGCGAGAGTTATCGGTCATAACGCCGTTTTTAGGGCTTTAGGGCGTGAGCCTAGAGGGAATTCAAGGCAAGATCAGACCCCCGCTTTTATGGACGCCAAAAACCTACAAAACCTGATTTCATCGGACTTGCGAGCTATGATCAAGCGAGTGCCATACTTGGATAAAGACGACAATAAGAAAGAGGGGTTTAATGCCGAAATTTTGCCGCTCGTGGCTGATCTGTATTTAAGGGCTAGAGAGGCGGGGATTTTGACACCGCAGCAAATTCCGACGGCGCAAAAGGCGGAAATGCTCGTACGATCTCTTGCGCGGATAGGCATTACTGCTCTGGTAGACGAGGCGACAGGGTATCAATATGAACGCGCAGCCGATGCATTAAAGCTATTATTGGAAAAATACTTAAGGACGGAGCACGCCGTTTGGGTTAAAAGATTCCCGGTTGAATTTTTTAAAGAGATTTATCGGCTTAGAGGTTGGAAATTTGACGCGCGAAATATAAAAAATCACCCTCAAATAGTCGGAGCGTATATTAACGACATCGTATATACCAGATTAGCGCCGGGCATATTGGAGGAATTGCAAAATTTAAATAAGAAAAATGAAAAAGGCAACCGACCGTATAAGCACCATCAGTTTTTAACCGATGACATAGGAAGCCCGGCATTGCAACAACATTTATTTGCCGTGATCACGCTAATGAGAGCATCCGGGAGTTGGGAGAGTTTTATGCGTCTGCTAAATAAATCTTTACCAAAGAAAAACGCTCAACTATTCCTAGAGCTAGACGAGTGAAACGCCGATTTTCCTCCTGACATAAGGTTTTTTGGTAAATAAAATTTGAGCGCAAAATATCTAATTATATTAATCTTATATTTGCCTCTTTTGCTCTATCGGGCAAAGTCGTATCTATTCACGACGGCGACACGATCACGATACTTCAAGACAAACAGCAAATCAAGATTAGGCTTTTCGGCATCGACGCACCCGAGCTTAAGCAGCCCTACAGCAAAGTTAAGCTTTTTAGTCTAAACCCAAAATACGGTGACATATACCCACACAAAGAGGGCTACGAGTGCGAGATACTAGGCAAAGTCTGCGGTAAAGTCCATTGCGAAGTATATAAAGGGCTAACGTTTGAGGATTATGGGATAAAGTAGGGGTATTTTGGCAGCTACTCAAAAATATTAGAGAGTAAAAATGACAGAAAAAGAATTTAAAGAGAAATATAATGAGTTGGTCGAAAATGGCTATTTTTCTATATATCATAGAGCTACAGCCAACACTCTTAAATTTAATAGTCTCTGTGTCAAATTTAATTTACCCATAATCAAAGTTGCAAAAATTGGGAAATTTTATCATAACGAATATTGTGATATGTATATGTTTTATTCTGAGGATAGGCTTAGCTATTATGATGCAGAAAAAATTATGGATGATAATTTTAAATAAAAGGCTTTTAATATGGATATAAAATTTTATTTTTACAAGGTAGTTGGGGATATTGATAAAAATTTGTTTGATTACAGCCTAGAAAAATATTTTTCTAATGGGCTATCTTTACAAGATGGGCTAATCGCTATCAACGAGAATAAAGGGTTTTTAGATAGTGTTAATGGTGAAAAAAATATTTTTATATTTCAAAAATTTAGAAAAGACTTTAACCCTATTATTAAAGATGAAGTAACTGGAAAAACACGTGAAATAAAATTAAACGAGACAGAATACATCATAGAACAAAATTATCTTTTTTGGGATTTTAAAAACAATATCATCATATATCAAAAAACTTCTAGTGGCTTTAATACTACGGCGTTTGAAACGTATATAAAAGAGCTATTAAAAGAAAAATTCAAAGATGATTTTTTTACTCTAAAACCCATAATATCTCACAATGGCTATGAAAAAATCATAAACTCTAATATTATAAAAGCCTATGATATTGCTTTGGCTAGCCCATCGATAAAAGTTTTACAAGAATTAGGGTTTGATGATAAAGGTATATTAAAAATAGATGATGATGATTTAGGAAAAGTTGAGATAAAAATAACTGCAAAAAAAGGTAGGGGTTTATTTAGCGTTGATACTTTTAAAAGCTTATTAGGGAATAAAGAAAATTATAGTAAAATGCGAATAAAGACATCAAATTCTTATTTAAAAAGTGGTGTTTTAATTGATTTGCTAGATGAGTTTTATACAGTATCTAGAAGCGTAAGGGAAAATAAAAAGCGTGTTGCGCCTGAAGATATGCTTGTCGTCATAAAAGACGTTTATGAAAAACATATACAAGAGATAATGGACTTATCAAGATGATAGATGTAGATTTTATTTATTCTAATTTAGATAAACTTTTTACTATAAGCTTTACCATGCTAGCCTTTGTTATTGCTGCTATTACTATATTGCAAACTATTAGCACTGGGCGAATAGCAGAGTTTCGAGAAACTGGGCTTATTGATAGCGTTATAAAGCGATATAATAGCTCTATATGTTGGAATTTTATTAGTGGTGTTGTTATATGTTTGTTTTGGTTTATTCGTCTAGATTTTATGAGTGATACCATCAAAATAGTTATTTGCATTATATCTTTTTTGTTGTTTCTTATCGCAATTTTTAAAACTTACGACGCATATAGATTTTTAATATACTTTGTCAAAAAGCAGTGATCCGTTTTTTACTTTTCATCTACCCTTTATTTTTATTTGCTTTCCCTGCCAAAGTCATAAAAATATCTGACGGCGACACTATCACTGTGCTAAACGGCAAAGAGCAAACAAAGGTCAGACTATACGGCATTGACGCTCCGGAGAAAAAGCAAGACTACAATCAAAAGACCTAATTTACTTTAAGCGAAGTTTGATAAAAGTTTGATATAATCAAATTCCACGTGATAAAAAGAATAATTAGTTTATACAATGGAAATCTCAAAGCTAAAGGAGGCAATATGCTAAATTACAAAGCTGCGATACAAGCTGTTGATTATATAGTAAAAAGAGCATCTCCCGATAGCTTATTAGATAAGCTCACGATTTTGAAATTACTATTTTTTGCAGAAAGGTATAGCCTAAGGAAGTATTTCCAATCAATCACCAATGATCAATTTTGTGCTATGAGATGTGGTCCAGTGGCTAGTGCAACTTATGATATTATTAGCTTCAAAGATACTGTCCCTATTGAGCAAAAGGACTACGCCAAAGATATAATAAGCAAAATTCCACCATATTTTGTAAAATCAAATGGCTCACTCTTAATAAGAGACGACTATGATGAGCTGAGTGACACGGATATTGAAGCGTTAGATTTCTCAATAGAACAATTCGGTCAGTATAGCTCAAGCAAGTTAATAGATATAACCCACAAATATAAAGAGTGGAATAGATTCGAGAAAAAACTAAGAGAGAGCGATACAAGCTTTAAAATGGAAATAGATGACTTTTTTGAAAAAACGAACGATAAGACATTAGAATATTCTATAATCCCTGATGAACGCGTAAAAATAAGCCAAGAATTTTATAAAGAAGCTATATTTGATAGATAAAGATAGGCTTATAAAAGCGTTAGACGATCCGTTGAAATTTGTTTTATATTTCGAGGAAAGTGGCTTTGATAAACCTCATTATTATATAATTTTGCCTACTCGAGATAAAAATGAAATTATAATACTATCTATGATAACATCACAGATAGATAAGAAATTAAAAGTCTATAAAAATGATAAAGTAGCACTAGAATCCTTGCTTTATGTAGATGGGAAAATCTTAGACTTTTTAATCAAAGAATCTTTAATTGATTGCAATGCTCCGTTTAAAACAAATATTGATGAAATTTTAAAAAAAGACAAACTAAGCTTAAAAAAAGCAAATATCCCATTATCTCTTGTAAAAGATATAGCTAAAAAGATCAATAATTCAAAGGCGCCTAGATTGACCCTAAAGAAAAGTATAGATTTATCAAAATTATCAGACCAATAAAACCTACTCCGCCGTGGGAGTGGAGAAAGCGCTAATTTTTAAAGGCTTCTCTCGCTTCTGACATAATTTTCCCGTTGTAAATTTCATAAAAAGCCCCAATATTATCAGCGTTTAGTGCCCTGTGAATTTCCTCTTTATATGTGCCTAATTTTCGGGCTAATTTTGCAGCATCTGGCGACATCTTTTCCTCAATGTTAAAATTATGGAGCTTGACGGCAGTTGCCGTAGCGCATATCATCAACATCCCTTTTACCCCTCCGGCTTGCCCATAGCTCATTTTGATCCCCAAAACCGCGTTACCGCCTACAGCAAACGAATTTATCCTTAGCATATCAAGGCAGTATTTTTCGCCCTTAGACACTTTCTCGGCATAAATGTTAGACTTGAGCCCAAAAAAATCAGTAACATCGGATGCTATTTCTGCTACTATACCAGTGCCTACAACTATTTGAGATGATACAAAGCCTATGGGGGCATATTCCCATCCAAAAGGGGTTTCGAGCGTCACAGCCGGCATTTGTTTAATATAAAAATCTAATTGCTTATTAATTTTTGCATCTATTTTTCTTAAGGTGCCTATTGACGTGTCGGCGTTGCTATAATTAAATTCTATTTCAAACAATAGCTTTTTCCCACACTCATCACAATACCCAGAGTTATTTAAATTTAACTCTTGATTTATAAAATTTATTTTATCTTGTGGCAATAGCTCGTTTTTGCTCATTAGCCGTTTAAATAATTCTTGGCCACAGTTGGGGCATTTTTCCACTTAAAAACTCCTGTTTAAATTTTAGAAAAATTATACCATAAAAAATATTTT